GAAGAGGATTAGCAAGTCTGTAATCGAGGCTAAGTCTACTAAAGAACTACACGCTGCTAGGGATTTCCTAAGTTCTTTCTTAGAGCTACGCAAGTCTCAGAAGCTAGAGAAAACTTACATCAAAGGAACCCAGAACGCTTTGGAGTACAATGGCTCTGATAAAGTGTATGTAGATTACAGACTAGACGGGACAGCTACTGGTCGCTTAAGTTGCGCTGCATATAATGCGGCTAAACCTATGGGCGTGTCTTTCCACACCTTACCAAGAGAGACCTCCACCAACATCAGAAGTATCTTCGTAGCTCCTCCAGGAAATTCTTTCGTCACGGTCGATTACGCAGCCATGGAGCTTAGAGTTTTAGCCCATGTAGCCAAGGAGGGGAATATGCAAAACGCTTTTAACTCTGGGCAAGATCTCCACACCTATACTGCGAAGCTCCTATTTAACAAGGAGAAGATTACCAAAGAGGAACGACAAATCGCCAAGACCGTTTCGTTCTTAATTGTGTATGGGGGAGGACCCTTTAATCTCGCTGAAACCATGCGGATCCCTATGAAAAGGGCTGAACATATTATTGATAGCTACAAAGATGTGTACCCAGGAGTCTTTGTGTACATGGAATTTGTTAATAACTTTATAAAGGATAATGGATATGCGTATACTATTTTTGGGAGGCGTAGGAACCTGCCTGATGTGGGGTCTTCTGATTTTTCTGTCATCAACCGTGCGTTCAGGCAAGGACTCAATTTTACCATTCAAAGTACCGCATCTGATATCCTGTTGTGTGGTTTATTGGGTATCTCTCGTCGTTTTCTTAATGATAACCTCTCTGCTCGAATAGTCTCAACTGTACACGATAGTATTGAGATAGTTTGTCCTCATGAGGAGGAGTCTATAGTATGCGAAATTGTATACGATGAGTTAGTTAATTATCCTTATATCAAGAAGCACTTTAATATACACTTTGATGTACCTTTTAGTATTGATTTAGAGATAGGGGGATCATTTGGTGAAGGAGCCCCTGTTGAATTTAAAGAGGGAAAGATTGTATGAAAACTTTATTATTAACAGATCTTCATTTTAATACTAAGCCGTTGGGGATTTTAAAGGCTCAAACTCGATGCGTATTGAGTATCATAATAGAGGAGGAACCTGAAGAGGTGATTATCTTGGGAGACCTAATGATGCATAGGAAGCCTACTCCTACGGTACTCCTTGCTCTAAAAGAGGTTGTTGATTTTCTTTACGAAAAAAGAATACCTCTAATTATTTTACGAGGAAATCATGATAGTGAGACCAAAGCTGACGATGGTGTTACAGCCTTAAGCCTCTTTAGTTATCACGCTAAGGTGGTTACTCAAACATGGTTTGATTACAAAACAAAGAGGGCATTTATCCCTCATTATGAAAATGAAGAAACAATTAAAAGACACTTGGAATCTATCACTCCAGGCTATACGGTATTCGGCCACTTTGGTTACAGTGGTTGCCTTAATTCCGTGGGGGACGCTGATTTTCATATCATGCTTGGTAATTTTACTACATGTACTTATTTGGGACACATTCATAAGTATTCTCAAAAAGATAATGTTACTATCCTCGGAACCCCTTATACTACCAACTTCGGAGAGTGTGGAAAAGAAAACCTCTACGGACTCCTATACTCAGATGGATCTGTAGAGTTTAAACCAGTAAAAAGTGGGCCAAGGCATCTTGTTGTAGATCACAGCCAGATTGCAGACAAGTTAGAATATATTAACGATCCCAACTGGTTTACTCTACTCCGAATACTTATTGATAGTGATGCTTCCCCCATACCTTATGATGAATTGGAAGTAGGCTTCTTGGATATAAAATGGAAGCCCTCCTTTGATGAAGATCATTTAAGTTCTTATCAACCGAAACGGGATTTGTTTTCTATAAATGAAATGATTGTTGAAGATTATATTGATGCTGCTCAGACAAACCTGAAGCGTGAGGATATTATGGAAGGGTACAGCCTACTAAAGCATGAAGATTAAGCAGTTACGCATTGAGAATTTTTATTCTTTTCGGGATGCCACTATAGATTTCTCTTCCTATGAAGGTATTACGGTAATCAAAGGAAAGAATAAGGACACGGGGGGATCTAACGGTGCTGGAAAGAGCGTTCTTGTAGAGGCTGTCTTCTTTGCTTTAACAGGTAAAACTATACGCAAGTCTACTGAGGACACCCTAGTAAATAATAAAGCTAAACGCAAATGCATGGTGGAGATAGAGTTAAATAATGATATCCGCATTAGGAGGTACAAAAAGCCAACTAAGTTAGAGTTCTTTATAGGCAAAGAAGATCTCACACAAGAGAGTGTGACCGCTACGCAAGAGCTTATTAATGAGACCCTAAATATTAACCACAAAGTTTTACTAGCTTCCATGTTCTTTGGGCAAGCATCTACTGTAAGTTTTTTAGATTGCTCTGCTGACGATAAGCGTGTAATCATTAGAAATTTTCTGAATCTGGATGAGATGTTTAAGATGCGCGACCGAATAAAGTCTCACAAGTCTCAGTTTTATCAGGAGATGAAGAAGCAAGATGCTATTATACTAGAGCATCAAAGCACTATTTCTGATATAAATAACAAGGTAGCTCTTATAAATAAAGCTAAAGAGCAACATAAAGATTACCCTTTAGATCTTAATCTTCAGGATATCATTAGAGAGGAACGCTCTCGCTCTGAGATACGGTATGAGATTTCTCAACAAAACAGGAGCGTGGATTCGATGTTAGAAAGAGTGTCCCTTCTTAAAGAAGAACTAAATATACCCTTAGAGGACAGAAGGTGTCCCGACTGTGAGCAGGTTTTAACTAACAGAACGGATACTAAGATAGAAAAAGAGATTGATGCAGTAAGCTTAGTTATTTCTGAGACTAGAAATTCTGTTAAGGATCAAGAAGCTTCCATACCTGAGGTAAAAATTAGCTCTTCGGAGTACTCATCGTTCTTAGAGTACCGAGATCTCTGTAGGGATTCTTCTAATTATTTGTCCCTTAAGGATACTCTTAAAGAAAAAATCAATAAAGCAGAGGGTGTAAAAGTTGAGAATAAAACCTCCTACGAAGTTATGCGATTTTGGGAGAAAGCTTTCTCTGAACATGGGATAGTTAAATATATTATACGAAATATACTTGATTATTTTAATAAAAGGAGCAATTATTACCTTTCCTATCTATCTGAAAACAAATATTTTGTGGAGTTTGATGAGGAACTGTCTGAAAAAATAGAGACTAATGGCTCTATCATCCCCTACATATCTTTATCAGGCGGGGAGAAACGGAAGATTAATCTTGCTGTATTATTAGCACTAAAAGACCTCCTTCTCTTCACTGATAAGCACCAGTGCAACCTACTCTTCTTTGATGAAGTTGCTGAGAATCTGGATGAGGAAGGGGTACAAGGACTTTATAACTTATTACAAGAAATTAAGAAGGACAAAACTGTTTTTGTTATTACACATAATAAATATCTTAAAACCCTTTTGGATTCTTCCCCTCGTCTCTCTATAATCAAAGAGCTAGGGACCTCAAACATACTGGAGAAATAGACATGGCATTGGCGCAATTAAATAAACTAGGACAGGAAATTTTTGAAGAACGGTATGCGTATCCTGGCGAAACCAAATGGAGTGATAGAGCCAAAGTGATTGCTCACATCGTCGCTTCAGCAGAGAAGGATGAGGACAAAGAAAAAATTGAAAAAGCAATCTATGATGCGGTCGGTTCTGGGGACCTTATTCCAGGGGGTAGAATTATCTTTGGTGCTGGTCGCAACCGTGGGAATCATAATTTGCTTAACTGCTATGTTATTATTCCAGAGGATAGTGTTGATTCCATTGGAAAAACTGTCATGGATATGTACAAGATCTCCTGTGCAGGTGGAGGAGTAGGGTTTAATGTTTCAAAGATTCGACCTAAGGGAGATGACATTGGAAGCGTAACTAATTCAGCCCCTGGATCAGTTTCGGTTCTTAAAATGATTAATGAGGTAGGTGAACATGTACGAGCGGGAAAGAATAGGAGGACTGCTCTTATGGGTATCCTTAATGTTACTCATCCAGACTTGCTTGATTTCCTCCATGTTAAACTTGACAAAGGAGAACTCAACAATTTCAATATCTCCGTAGCTATTACTGAAAGGTTCTTAGAAGCAATTGAGTTAGATGAGGATTGGTATTTTACTTTTAACAACAAAGAGTATCATGCGTTTGATGTAGCTGTAACTAACGGTAAGCAGGGGCTTAAGGAACACATTCAAGTTATCGGACTGGATGAAGAGGATGTACTGCAAAGAGCTAATAATTTTTATAAGGTTCATTGGGAAGATGAATTCGAGATCATTTGCCAACGAGATATTAAGGCTCGTAAATTATGGGAAGTTATCTGGAAGAACTCTGTTGAAACAGGAGACCCAGGGATCTACAACATAGACCTAGCAAATAAATATACAAATGTTTCGTACTTTGAAAAACTTGATTCAACTAATCCCTGTGGGGAAATCTCTTTGCCATCTTATGGGAATTGTTGCTTGGGGAATATTAATCTTAGCAACATGGTATTGGATGATGGAAGTGATGTAGACTGGAAGAGGTTAGCCCGTACCGTTAGGACAGGGGTTAGGTTTCTAGATAATGTATTGACAGTTAATACTTTCCCTACGGATGAGTGCAAAAAGGTTGCCCAAAAGTCTAGGCGAATTGGGTTGGGGGTTACTGGTCTACATTATATGTTTATTAAATTAGGCATTCGCTATGGTGATGAAAAATGTTTGGAGTTTCTTGAGAGGCTCTTCAGCACTATCCGTGACGAGGCATATAAAATGTCTATCTACTTGGCTAGGGATAAGACTCCTTTTGCCGAGTTCGATTATAAGAAATACTTAAATGAAGATTACGCAAAAACGCTCCCTGCTAGGATCAGAATGCTTATCAAGAGGCACGGTATTAGAAATGCTGTCATGCTTACTATACCTCCTTGTGGTACTATTAGTATGCTGCATGGGGTTTCTAGCGGTCTGGAGCCCATCTTCTCAGCTATGTATAATAGAAGATACCGACACGCTAACACATGGAAGGAGCAGTTGGTAGTGGACCCCTTGTTTCAAGAGTATTACGATTTAGGCTTACCCTTAGATAATTTTGTGGGAGCTTATGATGTAACCCCTGAAGACCACATAAAAGTTCAAGCTACTGTGCAAAAGTTTATTGATTCGTGTATCTCTAAGACGATTAACCTCCCTGCGGACTCTTCAACCGAGGAGTTCTCACAAGCGGCTTTGGACTACGCACCTTACCTGAAGGGCTTAACAGTATACAGGGCTGGCTCAAAGGGGAACGAGCCTTTAGAGGCAATACCCTTAACTGAGGAAAACATTACTAAATATATGATGGGACCTGACAACCCACAGGCAACTGCAACTGGTGATAGTTGTTCAATGGTTGAAGGTCAGTGTTAACTAGAATGGAGATTATATATGTTTAAAAAAATGAATTTTGTTTCGTCTATCCTATTTAAGGATAGGTTTAATGTCCCCTTTATGGGGCATCGGATGAGCCTAGCTGAGATTTTGTTTAGCTTAGGTCTTTTAGGTGGTGTAGCTTACATCCTAGCACCTCTGCTGTAGATGCCCGTGGGGAAGCAGTTTATAGAGTGGGAGGGGATAAAGCTAATTATTGAGGAGAAATCTATGAAATCAAAGAAGAACCAATTCAACACCCCTCCTCTTGTAAAAAGAAAACCTTTTAAAAGAAGGGACGATCAAGTAACAAGGGAAACTATTGCGCTTGCTATCCTCTACGCTACTCTAGGCTTCGTAGGTATCTACGCATTAATAAACTGGTTGGGTTAAATGGCTAAGTACGATTATATATGCAGGGAATGTGATATGGTATGGGAGGAGGACTTTCCTTTCGCTAAGGCAGAGAATACTATTCCGTGTCCAAACTGTGATGCATCATCTCCTAGGTATTACGGAGATCAAATCCCTACCATTCACTTTGATAGGAATGATACTGATTTCCATTCTGTAAAGGCTAGTAGGAGGAAAGCCCCCGTTCAGGACTTTAAGGAGTGGCAGAACACTGAGGCTAGAAAATCCGAAGACAGGCAGAACGAAGGNTGGAGACATTACTCAGAAATGAAGATTAACCATGAGCATTGGGCCAAAAAAGGTGTAGCTCGATACATGGGAGACAAAGAAAACTCAGAAAAGAACGAAAGTGCTAGAAAAATCATGCGCGATCACTATGATAACTCGAACCTCAAGGCTTCGGACCTTATACTAAACAAACCTAACATTACCCAGGGAACGACCAATGTGGATCGTTCTCAGGGATAACAAAAAACAACGATGGCTTACAATTTCTCGGAAAATATCCAGAGGGGTATTTTATATCTTCTCAAGTCTAATAAAGACTTCTACGCTCAGATCGTTAACCTAGTTAAAGGGAATTATTTTGAATACCCTACACACTCTACTCTTTTTGGAGTAGTAAAGAAGCATTACGAGAAGTATCATTCTCTTCCTAATGATGATTTTATTATTCAGGATGTAAGAGCGCAGAAAAGAGATGGCGAACTCCTCTCTGATTTTGAGGATGAACTCTTCCGCATTAATAATTTAGACACTTCTTCTCTAGATAACCCTGAGTATTTCCTTGATCTTATTGAGGATTTCGCTAAGAAGGAAGCCATGAAGCAAGCCATCCTTCAGTGCGTTACCTTCATTAAGGAGGATAGGATTGAAGAAACGGAGGAGGTTGTTCGCAAAGCTTTAACCGTTAGTAGAGATGTTGATACAGGACAAAACTATTTCACGGATTTTAGTGACCGCTGGAGGAGGATGCTAGATGTTAGCTCCAAGACTAAGTTTAAAACTTTCCTCCCTTCTCTTAACAATGCTCTGGAAGGGGGTTTAGGATCTAAGGAGTTGTCCATGGTGGTTGCGCCTCCTGGGGTAGGAAAGTCTTTGTTCCTAGTTAACCAAGCAGTTGATTCTATGATGGAGGGGCGAAAAGTTCTTTATGTTTCTTTGGAGATGTCGGAGGATAAAATCGCACAGAGGTTTGATTCTGTTATGACCCTTATCCCGCAGTCNAGGCTTGGAACAGACCCCACCTCCGTTCAGGAGCGTCTAGACATATTCTCTAACAATTTTCCGAATAGTAAGTTAATCATTAAGGAGTTCCCTACAGGGAATGCTTCTGTTAATAATATTAGATCCCTTCTTGTGCAGCTTAAAAACTATGAAGACTTTGAACCTGATGTATTAGTGGTAGATTACTTAGAGCTTCTTCGTCCCACTAGAGAGGTGTTAGCGGAGTACCATGCCCAACAGAGGATTGCGGAAGAGCTAAGAGGGTTAGCTGTGCAGCATGATTTCTTAGTGTGGACAGCGACCCAAACTAATCGCCAAGGTAGATCCGTTAAACTCATTACCGATGCGGAGTTGGCTGATGCCTATGGTAAAATTAGAACTTGCGATTTTGCGGTATCTCTTAACCAGACCGAGGAAGAGTTTGATGAAGGCTCCATGAGGGTGTATGTTATGAAGTCTAGGAACAGTAGGCAGAGGTTTATTGTACCTATGGAGGTCGATTATGGTGTACTTAGAATGCAGGAGGTTGCGATATGAAATCCACCCACATTTTTGAACTCATCTCTACTAATGAGACTCTTCAAACTGTCAATGCTGGATGGGCTGTATTTACTATCAAAATAGTAAAAGGTCTTAAATCAGCCAAGACTAACTGCTGGGGCACTTGTGATTTTGATACTTACGAGATTCATATGGAAGAAAAGATGGAGGATGGACCAGCCCGTGAGACCCTTTTCCATGAGATCTGCCATGTCTTGTTAGAACTCTGTGGGATGGGGGGAGAAGGTGAAGGAGAAAATGAGGAATTTATTTACGCTTCCAATGAAAAAATCACTATAACAATGTCCCGAGCGATGATGATGTTCGCTCGACTCAACCCCGAACTAGCTAAAGAACTACTACTATGAACGAATTTGAACAATTTTTAAATACTTTTAAGTGGGAAGACTTTTCAATACTAATAAAAGAATTGACAGCGGTAGACAGGAATAATCTCAATCAAGAGATGGCAAACCTACCTTCCCAATATGCGTACTGGAACGCTGTATTATCTCAGGCTAAAGCTAGACTGGATCGTGGAACTTATGACACGGAAAGGTATAAGGCTATGAAGTCTATCGAATGCCAGGATATGTATAAATCTACGGGAAAAAAAGCCACTGCTAAAGACATGGAGAACTATGTAAATAGTAGTGAAGACTATGAGGAAAAGAGTAATAAGCTTATTACTCTTAATCAACTTTACCTTTCGCTTAAAGGATTAGTGCAAGCCCTTTATGCGAAAAAAGATATGCTTGTACACTTAGCTTCTAACGAACGAGCCGAACTAAAACTTTATAACTAATAAGGAGACAACATGGCTATTGATCTAGATAAAATCAGGGAAATTCATAATTCCCTACAAAACCAAGGATCTGCTGACGGCAGTTTCATTAATAATTTCTTCCAAGTAGTTGAGGGGACTAACACAGTTCGTGTCCTTCCCCCCAAAGAGGAAGGTCAAGACTTCTACTCGATGACAAAACTTCATCGTGTCCGTGATACGGAGGGTAGGATGAAGAGCTTCCATTGCAGGAGAACCCAAGGCGAAAGCTGCCCCCTCTGCGACCTTTACTTCGGTCTATGGAAGACAGGTAAAACCGAGGATCAGGACCTTGCCCGTCAAATTAAGGCACGGGATAGATACTACATGAACATTGTAGACAGAGAGACCACTAAGGTTAAAATCCTTTCGGTAGGTGTGATTCTCTTTAAGAAAATCGTTGCTACCATTATGGATGCTGACTATGGAGATATTACTGACCTTGAAAAGGGTCACGACTTCAAGATTATTATGTATAAAGAGGGGCAGTGGCCCAAGTATGAGCAGTCTGCT